GGAGGCATCTGTTGCTGTTGTGGAGGAGGATTACTTAACGCTTGGTCTTGCTCTGGCGTAATCGCTTTGTAGAACTCAGCACTATCTTTAAAGCCAGCAATCTCTACCATGCGTCCCAATGTGCCACGATACTGAGCAGGTGAAACGTAAGGATTAGCAGGGCCAAACTGACCAATCAACTGCTCTTGTTTAGCAAGAACCATCGACAACATAGCCATCTGTTCTTGGCGGTTTCCAGCACCCAGACCTACGTTGATAGACACATCATATTGGTTAGCCCATGTTCTAGGGTCAAACTCTACGAACTCACCACGCATACGAACCATACGAGCCTTGTCCTGATACTTACAGAGTAAGTGCAAGATACCTTGGAACAAAGACTTAACACCTGTCTCAGCAAAGATTCGAGCCATCAGTTCAATCTTACCTGCGCCAGCTTGTTGCATCGATGCTACCGCAGCAGCAGTCACATTCTGCAAGATAGCAGGGTCTAAACCTTGTGAAGCATCAGATACACCAGTACGCTTAGACTGTACTGTGTCCAGATACTGAAGCATTGGGAAAGCCTGATTAGCCACGTTCTGCACAACCAACTGTTGAACAGCACCTTGTGACTTGGCACGAATAACACCACCAGCAGTAGATGTTAGCAAGTCATCAAGGTTTACTTGACCTTCCACAGCAACCACACGAGCATTGTTTGTCAGATATAAGTTATCCAACATCTGACGAGTGATAGTAGTCTTGATTAACTGTAGGTCAACTGTTCTGTCAGCTAGTGAGTTCCCAAAAAATTTATGTGGGATTGGTATAGGACAGATTGAATGGAAAGGAACATAGTCCACTTCCTCAACCATTTCCTTACCACCTTCATCTTGCAGAATCTCATTAGAAGCGTAGAAGACTTGAGTCAGAGCAGCAATGCCCTTTCCGTTCATATCAGTTTTGACATAACACTCAAAGACCTCAATCTCTTGCATAGATGGGTCATCAGTCTGTGTTTGGTAAGGTTGCTCACCTGCTGCGTAACGAGCCACACGCTCTGGCGTATAAGCCAAAGCATCACCCATCTGCAAACTCTCTACCTGTTTCTTATTGAAACCCATAGCAACCAAGTCACTACGAGTCAACATCTGCCTGTGGGCTACGAAAGGTGAATCAGCAATAGTTCTAGCTTTTTTGCTAATCAAGAACTCCTCTGGAGGAACATTCTCAATCGTTACTTTGCCTGACTTTTTCTTCTGCTGGACAACTACGTTATGAGTAGAAGCCATCACAGGCATACCCATAGGGTCTATAACTGGCTGTCCCATTGGGTCAATAATTGGAAACTCTGTCGTATCTTGCTCGACAATCTCCATAGTCTCATCACTCATCAGCATTGCTAACTCGTCATCAGACAAGTCAAAATAACGCTCTTTTGTAATGTCTTCTTTGTTTTCCCAATACGCCTTAACAATGCCGTTCTTCTGCATCAAGGCATCTTTGAACCAATCATGCAGAATGGCTACACCAGCGTTATCACGATTGAATACCCAATTACAGTAATCAGTAGCTTGCTTGGCAGAGGCTTCATCCCTTGGGCCTTGTGGCTCAAAGACTACGATATTGTCTGAGCCTGTAAAGATACGAACTAAGCTAGGTAGCGCACCATCTATCGCTTCTGCCACTTCTCCAGTAACGATTTGAGACTTACCCTCAACTTCATTACCATATGGCTGTCGTAGATAAGCCTCCAAAGCCTGTTTGCGTTGTTCAACAGTTTCACTTTCAATAAAGCCAATAGCGTCATCAATCTCTGCCTGTAGTATTGACTTCAGTTCGTTCTGTTCCATGTTTGTCCTTTGGAGGGCGACCCATTCGGGGTTTATCCAATTGTAATGCTTTTACCACATTTTCCAACATTTCAAGACGTAATTCAAGTTCTTTTACTTTAGGGGCTAGATTTACCCCTTGCATTGATACATACATCAGACAATCCATTTCGGAGTTTGGTTAATCGGCTTAGACCATGTTGAATGTCCTTCATCCAATCCAAGGGCTAAGTAACGGAAAGAATCAGAGCCATGACTTGACCAATCGTGTAGTGGTCTTTCATAGAAAATCTTACGCTTCTCATCGTAGTCTCTGCGGTAGTTTCTCAGGCAATTCAGTCCTGTTTGTACCTTTGGCACGTTAAACCAACATCTTGGCAGCAACCTTCTTACCGCTTGGATACCATCGTCTAGTCCCATTCTGGGACTAATCTTGACTTCTAAGCCAGCTTCTTCAAGCATTTCCATTCGGCTCTTACCTGTGCCAAGTTCCCTGACCCTAACGTCATGGGGCAAGATATGCTCTGCTTTGAGATAGTCATTGTCCTTAATCCACTTAACGTAGTGGTCTAGTCCTACTCCGTGATTCTCGTAGTAGTCAAGCAAACGCACCTCAGTACCCACTAACTGAGCCACCCAGATAGACGTAGAGTCACCCATGCCCAAGTCCCAAGCTGTAAAAGTACGGCTCAGTTCCTCTCTAGGAATCTCTTGCATATGCTTCTTGTCTTCTAACTCGTTAAGGATTTGCCCATAGTAAGAGCCTTCTACAGCAGCGTCAAAGCTACACTCAAACTCTTGGCGGTACTTATCTTCCCCCATCTCATTACGAGCAGCCTTTAGTTCTACCTCATCCACTACGCCTGTCTCTGAGGCTTTGAACTCTAGCAATCCCCATCCTTCTTCTTTCTCTGCCCTGTCTCGCAGTTCTTTGAAGTGGTTGTGTCCCTTTGGCGTACCAATAAAGAGACACCATCCTTTTCTGTCTGTCAGGGCTGGTCTAACAATGTCTGTCCATATTTTAGGATTCTGGTCACCTACCTCGTCAATGATTACCCCATCAAAGTATTGGCCTCGCAGGGAATCAGGATTGTCTGAGCCATATAGCTGAATACGCCTACCCCAGAAGTCAACTCGTAACTCTGAGATGTTGTTAGTGCCGCCTAGCGGTGTAGTGTATTTAACGAGATAGTCCCAAGCTACACGCTTTGCTTGTCCATAAGTAGGCGCAATGTAAGCGTATCTAGGTGTTTCTTTCTCGTTTAGCACCGCCTCACGGATTAAGTGGTTAAGTGCTGCAACAGTCTTACCAAACCTTCGATGTGCAACTACTACTGCAAAGCGTTTGCCTTCCAGTAACTCATGAACCTTTAGTTGGTGTTCCCTTGGCTTATAGGGAATTTCGATTACTTCGCCCATGTAACGATGTGCTGAAGTGGTTGGTCTGAGTCGCCACTTATGGTTACTGAAGCCATATCAGGCATTGATTTACGCAATAGTATCTCAATAGCCTTCATCCTTGTAGGACTTAACTCCTCAGTTTCACCAAGTGCATGATTTTGCAAAACATTTAGTAATTGACTTACTTGAATCTTTTTGCGTACATCTTCCTGATGAAGTTTGTTTATTGGTCTTCCGACTTGTGCCATTTTGTTTGACTCCTCTAGGGTTGGTCAAGTTAGTATCTACTCACAACGAGTAGAGTTAGTATATCACTTGCCTTTTTTCTTCATTACTTTTTTAGCAGAACTAAGGGCAATGGCAACTGCTTGCTTAGGGTTGGAAACCACTTTACCGCCTTTACCTGAGTGCAGAGTACCTTCTTTGTACTCACCCATTACCTTGCCAACTTTCTTCTGACCAGCTTTTGTCATTTTCATGTTGTTCACCACTTTACTTTGTTAGCCCAATAAGCTGCACTCATCTTACCCTTGGCAATATTTTCTGCATGACGAGCCTTAAACGCTTCGTTACGCTTCGTGCCATCAGGTGAGCCTTTAGCCCCTTGTTGACCAAAGCGGATTAGCTTTACATCCTCACCAGACTTAGCTAAAACAGCATGAGACTTAGTGGGATGGTCAGGAGTCTTCTTAGGCTTATTAAACCCAGAAAACTGCTCTGACCCTCGCTTAATCATTTCTTCTTAGCAGTCTTAGCTGCTTGCTTGAACGCATCCGCAGTAGGTGCGCCTTTTGAGCCTACCTTACGCATACGCTCTGGGGTTTTCCCAGCAGCCTTTTGAGCCTCGATACGCTTCTTCTTTGCAGCGATATTTGCGTACAAGCCCATCATTTTTTAGGCTTCTTTGCTTTGTTCTTTGCAGTACGCTCACCACGCTCAGGCATGGGTTTAGTCTTCTTCTGCATAAGTTTCTGCATCATTTCCATCGCTTGTTGGTTTGTCGTTCCCATCATATTCATCCT